ACAGATCTCCTTATCAACGCAGAAAAAGAATACATCCACAGGGTTATGAGCCCGGTTATAAGTTTTCAGAAGAAACAAGATCAGGAGAGATTACATCATCTCCACAAAAAACGAATAATGTAGATTGGCAAGAGCAGCTTTCATCATACTTTGGAAAGGATGCACATAAATATCAAGTTGTTCCCGGAACAGCAGAAATTAGATTCTGGGATGCCAATATGGGGAATGGCGACATAGAGAGATTTTATTATTTCAAAGCAAAGATTGTTTCATCAGAAAAGTTTATGCCAGATGAAGATTTTAGAAAGCTGTTAAATCTTACTAAGAAGATTAAGCCATACGACAAAAAAAAACTTAAAAAAGGTAAGTTGTTTACTGTTTGCATAAGTGATCTACAAATAGGCAAACCGGGTACAGAACAAACTATTGAAAGATGGATGGCTGCAATACCAAAGATCAAAGAAGAAATAAAGCACATAAGGAAAACAGAGCCAATTAGTGAGATATTGTTTGCAGGTTTAGGCGATATTGTTGAGGGCTGTGGGCATTATCCAATGCAAGAATTTCAACTTGAAATGAATTTTAGAGATCAACAAAAGGTTGCGAGAAGAATGATTTATACAATGATTAAAGAACTTACGCCTATGTTTGATAAAGCAACTGTGGCATTCTGTGCAGGTAATCATGGAGAATATAGAAAAAATGGCAAAGCCTTTACCAACTTTGGAGATAACAAAGATATTATGCTTGGGGAAGAACTTTCAGAGATATTCAAAGAATCTCCAGCATTCAAAAAGAAAATAGATTTTTTGATGCCAGATGATGAATTAGGTTTGACATTTGAGAAATTTGATACAGTCATATCTTTATTTCATGGGCATCAAATGAGGAGAGGCACGAATCATCAAGCTAAAGCAAAAACTTGGTTAGCAGATCAGAGTTTAGCTAGATCCTTAGTTGCTGATACAGATGTACTTCTAATGGGGCATTTTCATTCATTTTCTGTATTTGATGCAGGTGGTGGCAGAATGATTGCCACAGCTCCTAGTTTGGATTCAGGCAGCCAATGGTTTGACAATGTTTATGGTGGTAATGCTGAATCAGGAATCCTTACATTAGTTTTGGGTGGTAAAGAGAAGTGGAGTAAAATAAATGTTATCAGGTAATTATGAAACTTGAAGTTTTAAGATTTAATAGTGCAGATGATTTCACAAATGGAATCCTCTTTGATGTGTCTAATAATAAAAGAAAATTTCTCGCATACACATTAGAAGATGAGGCAAGAACAGTAAAAGTAGCAGGAGAAACAAGAATCCCATCAGGCGAATACAATCTCTCTTTGAGAAAAGAGGGTGGCTTTGATACTCGCTACAAATCAAAATTTTCATTCCATATAGGCATGATACATGTTGATGATGTACCTAATTTTAAATATATTTTATGGCATATTGGAAATGATGATGATGATACAGCAGGTTGTTTGCTTTTAGGTAAAACTTCACAGGATGGATTTATCGGAAGTAGTACAGTTGCTTATTCAGAGGTATATAAGTATGTAGCTCCTGTAATAGAATCAGGAGAAAAAGTAACAGTTAAATATATTGATTATGATGGCGATATTATTTCAAACAAAGCAACTGATTATAAACCTCCAGCAGAAGATAATGTATTAGAAGAATTGAAACAGATTAAGACAGAATTAACAGCTTTGAGAAAAGCATGGATCTTAAAAGGACTTCAAGTAGATTAGGAGAAAACTATGAAGAATAAACAATATTGGAAGTATATTTTTGATAAGGCTTTCAAAACCGGAGCACAGAGCTCGATCAGTTTATATCTTGCCCAAAGTTCGGGTTTGATAACTGCTGATTTATTAGAGCTCATTGGTGTAGCCTTTTTGACTGCTTTCTTGTCAGTAATACAAAATGCACTTCTTATGAAAGAGCCGACAATCAAACTAGAGGATGCTTGAGTAAAACTTGGTTACAATTTAAGTTAGATATTCGCAATCTGTTAAAAATCTTTTATTACGATTTATTTGATTTGATTGAACATTTAGAAAAGAAAAACAACGAATCGTTGTTATACTTAGAGGAAGAACTTAAGGGATTATAGACTAGCAATAGCTTATAACTTTTAGGATTTTACTCAATAAAAAAGGGAGATCTTTGTAGATCTCCCTTTTTTTATGAATACCGGAGGTTGATACTCGTATATGTAGGGGAGTAATTCGGTATTCAATACATATATAGTACCTTACAATTTTGACAATTTTTTTATAAATTGATGACAAATTTTTATTTTTGTGTATATACTCCTATTAGGAGGTTGATATGAGTAATATTTTATTTTTTCAAGATAAGGTAGATAAAAATCAATTAAAAGGTTTATCTATTAAATGTCTTTGTTGTGGAGATAAAATTACATTTAATGGAAATGAAAATGTATTAGAGGAAGTATATTTCTGTGAACATTGTCATTATCCAATTAATATATAAAGTAGGTTGATTTGACTGATAAAACTTGTAAAAATTGTGGCGATACAATTCGGAAAGGTATCCATCATATAATAGATAATAGATATGAAAATGGTGTTTTAATAGAAGAATGTATCGTAAAAGGTTTATTCACAAGATACAATAAATTAATGAATTAAAGATAAAAGGAGGTTGAACAATGATGATTCAAGAATGGATCTATTTATTCTTTGTCATCTATGGATTTATATCGTTCATACTAACTCTTTGTTATATATCCTTATGGGTATCAGAAAAGAGATTAGATAGAACAGATTGGATGGGGCGACTACAAAGAGGAGAAACACTTACAAGAAAGAATATGTTTTAGATGGTAGATTTAAAAGATATTGCAGAAAAAGAACTTATACCATGCAAAGATTGTAGTGGTATATCAGTAATAATATGTACATTCAAAGATTCAAACATACAGTTTGGACTTTGTGCCGAATGTGCAGCAAGTTAAGGAGGTTGAAATGGCAGCAAAATTCTTAGAAGATTACATCAAAGTTGATGATCTAATTAAGAAACTAAACAAAGAAAATCCAAGTGCAAGACTTGTTACAGACTTAGAAACTATGGTTGGAGATATTGTTATCTTCAAAGCAAGTTTGTATCTGGATGATTCTGATGTTGTGAAATGTACCGGGTATGGTGCAGAGAACATAAACAGGGAGAAAAAACTAGAAAAGGCTGAATCGGTAGCTCGTGGGCGTTGTTTGCGTGTTTACTTCGGTGCAGAGCCTACACAGGAGGAAATGGAGGATATTGCTAGAAATAAGGCAACTACGCCTAAAAAGAGCTCTAAATCCACATTAGATACCAAAGTAGAGGCACTTGTTGATGAGGGATTGGTTGAAGATTTATCCCAGAAACAACAAAGCATTATTAATAATGTAAAGAACTTTTCTATGGATATAACAAACAAAAACGAGTACAACGCAAAATCTTTTTATGCTCAAGCTCTTGGAGAGATGGGTATGAAAGAAAATGAACTATCTGTAAATAATATGGATTCTGTAAAGAATAAAATACAGGATTTAGTAACATTATCCCAAGTTGATAAAGATAAGGGAGAGTGATGTCTTGGATACAGGTAGATGTTTCGTTTTTAAGGAATCCTAAATTGATACAGTTTGCAAAAGCCAATGGGCTTTCACAGATGGAGGCAGTAGGAGCACTTGTAAAACTTTGGGCATATTCTTTTGAATTTGGCAAAAAGCCCGGATATATTCCCCATCCTGAACTTCTCAAAAACGAAGTTTGGGATGGAGTGGATCTACTTCAGCAAATGGTAGATGCAGGATTTGTTGATAAAAAAAAATCTGGATATTTTGTACATGATTGGCAAGATAAGTATTCACAATTAGATAAATATAGAAAGATGAATGCAGCTAGACAGAAAGCATATCGGCAAAGAAAAGCAGAAGAGGAATCTCGAAAGAAATACAAAAAGCTAATGAAAGATATACATGGACATGATATTGATGAGTAATGTTAGCGTTGCGTTACTGTTACATAACTGTAACAAACATGTAATGATACAGAGTAGAGAAGAGTAAAGAAGAGTAAAGAAGATAATATATAAAAATAAGGAGGTTGAATTGTTCATATATAATAATAAATTGACTGATTTGCAAAAAGTCAGATCAGTCTTAGAACTTGAGGGAGAGATATGTGCCTTAGATCCATGTGTTAAAAGAGTTAGGCAGCAAATATATATGCTTTGCAAATATGAGCATCTTGATGTATGGAAAGAGGATTGTGATTGTAAAGAGGG